TTTATCTTTGTAAAAATTATAAGCCAATGTGCTACGAAAAACTTCTCGGCTTACAAGGTTGCGATAGACCAGAGCCAACTACTGGCCTCTATATCGATGACCTCGGCATTAATCAGACTTTACTCGGGCAGCTAATCACTGACCAATACAATAGCGGTGTTGAGCTCTTTGAAGCTAAGAGAGCATTTGCTTGGCGTAAGATGTCAACCGATATCTTAAGCCGCTTAAATCCGATAATGAAGGCGGATACGGTTGTTGAGTCAAAGCGCATCGGTCAAGTTGTAACCAACTCAGCGAATGTGGACTTAGCACTTGGAGCAGGTAAGTACGCAGGGATCAGAGTAACTATTGACCCGAATACTGCAAGCTTCTTGAACTTCTACTTGTCAAACTTCAAGATTGATATCTACACAATGGCAACACCTGTCGAGATATTTGTCTACGACATGGCAACGCTTAAGCTCATTGATTCTTTTTTCTACCAATCGGAAGCAATTGAGGAGTTTATCGGCAAGACATTTAAAGCAAATCGCCGCAAGATGGATCTTGCTTTTGTTTATGAGTCATTGTACGACACCACTAAGATGATTCCAAAGAAGGGCAGCTGCACTGATTGCGGAGGTAATCTAAGAGCTGTTCACGTTTGTCCATTTGTGGATGCAATCGGAATTGAGTTGACGGTGAGCGGCACTGACGTGATTAGTTCGAAGTCGAAGAAGTACACTCAAGGGATGAGCTTAGTGTATAATGTGAATTGCGATAGAGAAGCTTGGCTATGTTCGATTGGTGGATTGATGGCGATGCCTCTTGCTTATGCAACGGCGGTTGAGATATATAACTACGGCTTAACAATCAGCCCGAATCAGCGAGTAAATACAACTGTTAGCGTGAACAATGGGTTTGCAACATCAGATCCAAACGATGGTATGATTGCAGGGCGAGACATTGCGGCAACAAGATACAGCGAAGAACTCACAGCCATGTTGCAGAACATGAGAATGCCTGACGACAATACGTGCTTTGATTGCAGACGCAACATGAAGTATGTAACAGCACTTCCATAATGGCTACACCAAAGGAGATAAGTGGAAGGATTGATGCTCTATTCTCTGAATGGAGTGGAGGCTTTACTCCTTTGTATTTTGCAGTGCTTGATATGCGACGCGAGATGTTTATCAGAATCTTTGGAACAGGAACAAGTGGAGGTACTAATCAAGCAGGGCAAAAGCTACCAACCAATCCTTATTCTCCTGCATACGCAAAGATTAAAGCAGCCAATGGTCGACCTCCATTGGAGCTCACAGGATTCTTAAAAAGGTCATTTGCAACAGATCAAACAACAGTTATTTTGGAAGGATTTGACACAGCCATTTACACTGTTGCAGATGAAGCAGGAAAGGTGGCAGGATTAGAAAATCTTTACGGAACAATATTTAAACCAACGGCGGAGGAGCAATCAAGAATGTTGCAGCTACATGCTGACTTACTTGTTGAGCAAATATCAAATCAGATAAGCAAACCATGAATCTACTCAAGACCATCATAGAGCGGCTTAACCAACGTGTTGAGGTTGCTAATATATTTGATAAGCAGTTTGGCCTTTGCGAGCTTAATGCAAACGGCAACGACAAAGCTTGGGTGCACTACATCGGCAATGGTCAAGCGGAGGTAGTTACTAACTTCGATGCTAAGCAAGGAACATTGTTCTGGGCTAAGCGTGGCAAGGTGACGGTTGTCAAGACCGATGCTTACAAGATGAGCGGCTGCAAGCAGTTGTACGTTACATCTTTCCCATTGACAGCATACGCAGTTGTGCGCAAGAGCCATCTGCCATGCGATGGTGATGATGCTCAGGATTGGATTGCTTCAAGAATTTACAAGCTGACAAGTGGCACTGATCCACAATTCAAGCAGAGCATAGGTGTTATTAATTACGAAGTAATTCCGAGCGGTTACATAAACGAGATTAAGACACTAACAGCAAATTATGAATTTGCATGTGTCACTGTTGACTTCGACATTCAAGTTATCACAACCACTGAAGATGGCTGCTATGACATCTGCTCAACGGGTGACATTCCGCTTCCAGATTTTCAACCTTGCACACCATGCTTGACGGAGGTTGCTGTTGATGGCGTAACCATCACCGGAAACGGAACACCTGACGATCCATTGGTGGCAGTTGGCGGCGAAGGCGGAGCTATATCGGTGGAGGATGAAGGAGTTGAGGTGACACCGATTGCAACCACATTAAACTTTACAGGCGAAGGAGTAACGGCATCACTGACATCACCTGGAGTGGTTGATGTAAACATACCAGGAGGAAGCGGAGCAGTTGGAACATTGCAGGAGGTGACTGATCTTGGCAACAGCACAACCAATGATATTGACTTTATTGCAAATGCAGGGCTTTCATTTGACAACGGCGCATTCTTTCGCAAAGGAACAACCGATGCAGGCAACGGCGGCGCAAAAGGCACAGCGCAAATATGCTCAATAAGCTATGAGCTTAAGTGGGAAGCAGGTCGGTTGTATTACATGGAGCAAGACGGCTTCACAATTCGAGATGTTACGCACAACTTTAACCTTACGCCTGTTGTAACAGATGATTCAACAAAGGGCTTTGTGGTAGGTTCTCGATGGAGCTTGGACAATGGCGATGTATATCTTTGCTCTGATGCTACAATAGGTGCAGCTGTTTGGACATTGCAGGCAGTTAGTGGTGTTACATCGGTTACAGGAGCATTACCAATTTCATCAAGCGGCGGTTCAACTCCAGATATTAGCATTGCTCAAGTTGATAGCGTAACTGATGGATATTTGACTGCAGCTGATTGGAACACATTCGATGGAAAGTTCAATGTACCAACAGGATTGAGCACAGACTACCTTGACGGAACTGGAACACCAACACCATTCCCGACAATACCAACGGGCACTGTCACATCGGTCGACCTTACGATGCCTCCTGCATTCTCTGTCACTGGCAACCCTGTGACATCGAGCGGAACATTGGCTGTTGCAGCGGCAGGGCTTGCAACGCAATACATCAGAGGAGATGGGCAGCTTGCAACTCTACCAAGCAATGCAAGTGGTGGCTCTGCTGTTAGCTACTACCTCAACGGTGGCACGGCTGCATCGGTAGCCACCTACTTTCAGATGAGCCAAACGGCTGTTATTGGCACAGGGGTAGACTTCAGCAAGGCAGGAAACGGGTTGATTAGCCAATGGCTGACAGATGCCAATGACCCGAACCGATTAGAGATACCAGCAGGGAATTGGAACTTCGAGATATTCATGTCTGCATCCTCCGCTGGCGGCACTCCAGAGTTCTACGTTGAGTTGTTAAAATATGATGGTATAACATTCACTACAATCGCTAATAGTTCATTAGTACCTGAGGCGATAACAGGGGGCACAATCATTGACCTTTACTTGACTTCTCTTGCCGTACCACAAACAACGCTACTTGTAACGGACAGGCTTGCATTAAGAGTGTACATTGTCAACTCAGTAGGAGGCAGGACAATAACCATGCACACGCAGGACAGCCATCTATGTCAAGTGATTACTAACTTTGCAGGAGGCATATCAGCATTGAACGGACTAACAGCCAACACGCAATACCTCGCAGTAGGTACAAGTGGCACTGACTTTGCAATAAGTTCTTCAACAGATACTCATACCTTTAACCTACCAACGGCATCAGCATCTAACAGAGGTGCATTGAGTGTAGCTGACTTCAATACTTTTACAGCCAAGCAAGATGCCTTAGTAAGCGGCACCAACATCAAAACAATCAATTCTACTTCATTGCTTGGTAGTGGAAACATTAACATTGCATCATTAGGAGTTTACAAGAACACAACTGATGGAGCTGCATCAAGTGGAACTGCTAACACTTTCAGTCAATCAGTTCTTGTTCCTGGCAACTCGGTAGTTGCAGGCAGCATTCTTGAGTTTAAGTTAAGAGGTCGTAAGACAGGAGGAAATAATACTTACAGCATTCGACTTTATGCTAATAGTACCAATAATCTAAGTGGCTCTCCATTACTCCTTGCAACATACTCAGCTACATTGATTCAAGCACTTGCATTACAGATGGTAAGAACGGCAGTAATAAAGAATGTTACAACCAATACTGAGATGCTACTTGGGACTACTTCAGTACCAACAGACTTTCAAAATACTACATTCTCTGCAATTGCTGTTGATTGGACTACTGATAAATATATAATCGGAGCGGTACAGAATGCCAATGCAGCAGATTCATCTTTAATATCACTAATCTCAATGACAATTATATGATAGACATAACTCTTGAAGGTGGCTTTGTAACCTTTCATTCATCGGTAATTGGTGTTGTTGCATCCAATGTTGAATCATGCGAAGTAGTTGATGAAAACTGCTACCACTTGGGTACAAATGTCGGTGTCTTTTTAATCAACGTGAACCAGTTCAGCGTTAACCAAATTGAATTTAATACCTCAACGGAGGCAGTTAACTATATCCTAAACAACTAAAGACATGGCAGGAATAAAAATTACAAACTTGGTATCACTTACAGTACCAGCAAGTGATGACTTACTTTACATCGTTGATGTATCTGATTTGACCGATAGCCCAGAAGGGACATCGAAAAAGATTGAGGTGGGGGATTTAGGAATCGGAGGTGATTGGACACCAACTGTTAGTGGATTTAATGGTGCAATAAGCAATGCAACCATTGATGTTGCAACGTATTCAAAATGCGGCAACATGATAACATGTGCAATTCAAGGGATTCTCGATGTAGATTTTTCAGCTGATACAAATGGGCAATTTGATTTTACTAAACCACTTGCAGGCATTAATTGCGTAGGAACTGCAAACATAGAATTCCCAAATCAATGCAATGGAATTGTAAAAGGAAATGGTAGAGTTTCTCTTGGTTCAAATGACACAACATTGGTAGGTAGTGGAGTATCATATTGTGCAATCTTCCAATACACCGAATCATAAATGAGAACCTCTGACAACGGCATTCGACTTATACAAGAGTTCGAAGGGCTACGGCTTACCTCATACCTCTGCTCGGCAGGAGTGCCGACCATTGGCTACGGCGCGACCTACTACCAAGATGGCACTAAGGTAAAGCTCGGGCAGACGATAACCAGAGAGCAAGCGAATCAACTTCTCAAGGATCATCTTAAGCAGTTTGAGGGCAGCGTGATTGGACTACTTAATAAGACCAAGGTAAATCAGAATCAGTTTGATGCGCTTGTAAGTTTCTGCTTTAACCTTGGTGCAGGAAACCTAGCTAAGTCGCAGCTGTTGAGGTTTATAAAAGCCAATCCAAACGACCCGAAGATTGCAGCTGAGTTCCTTAAGTGGAACAGGGCAGGCGGTGAAGTTTCTACCGGCCTTGTAAGAAGGAGAAAGAAAGAAGCGCAACTATATTTCACCACAATCGTTTCTTAATTTATGCCAAGGAGAGTCAGCAAATTTAGACAAGTGCTCGACATAATTGTTAAGCATTGGAGAGCAACAGTTGGCTCATTGGTAATTCTCTGCTCTGTGTTTGCGCTTATCTTTAAGCAAATAACAACAGAGACACTTGCAGCTATTGTGGCGGCAATGGTGGCGGCAGGTTACATTCCAAAAAGAAATGACAATGGATGACGGCAGAGACTCAATTATAACGACGCTCGATGAGGGCTGCGTTGTGGGCGTTGGCTGTAAAGTCCATACGCATCACTATGTGGTAAAACTTGAGCCACAAATTTTGTATAAATCAACTTCTAAATTCACTATCTTTGGCAAGAACTATTGCACTAATCAATGGGGGCAAACTTTCGAGATGCCATCAGATGAAACAGTGCCAGAGCCAAAGCCGATGCAACATACATACGAAAGCGATACCATCAAGCCAAGTACTTCTGCATTCTTAGTGAGACCACCTAAGCAGGAAACTATAATTGTCAAGCCTCGCACTGAGTTCCGCGAATATCAACCGACACTTGATGCTCCTGTGATGGGCATGCTGTTGACATTTACAATATACCTCACAGCGCAATGGGCATGGAGCTCGATTGATGAATGGAATAAACTTTACAGCGAACTCAAGCAATGTCTTCGCTATTCATCTTAGAGAGATCCATAGATCTGTTCTATGTGGTTACTGATTTAGAGGGGAAGATTTTTACAAGCAATGAGCTGTTCAAGAATTATGTTAGCCACATCAAGCCCAAAAAGATCACTGACATAATAAGCATTGAAGGAGATAAGGATGATTTTATCGAGGCAATTGAAAGAGCTCGCAAGCATTCGCCTGAGCCTTCAAGAGTCTATGCTCGCACAAGACAAAAGAATACAAGCGATAGATATAATGTTTGGAACTGCTTTGCGATTGATGACACTTTACACTTTGTCGGCATTCAGATAGTCGATGTTACAAGCATCAGCTCGCATGAGCATGAGCGGCAAAAGAACCTCCTAGAGGAGTTTCGCTTCATGCTTTCTCATGAGTTAAGACAACCATTAACCAACATAACTGGACTTGTTCAGATGTTGATGGAACATAAGGTGGCAAGTGATGTAGATCGCAAGGAACTGCTTGCAATGATTAGCACATCGGTGACAAAGCTTGACGATGCAATCAAAGCACTGGTAAAAAAAGCCGCACGCGAGTTATGATGACAGACCAGGAAGCAGATCAAAGACTAGTTAAGGTTACTGCTTGGTATGTGATGGAGCGTGAGATGCCGGTATGTGTGGCATTGCAGATATTGCAAATGGAGCTTAGGGATAAGAGAGTATTTTGGCAATCTTCAAAGGAACTAATTAAACTCATTCAAGATGGCATCTGTACGTACTGAAACGATTTACCTCATTGGCTTGGTAGTTTTGCTTTTCCTGCTGTTAAAAAATTGCAGCGATGGAGTGCAGTCTGATTATCGCCTTAAGCATACGATATATGAGGACAGCATAGTTATCGCCTCGCAGAAGAAGATAATCGCTCAGGCGGGCTCTGATGCAGCCAAACAAGCGCAGCAAGTTGCAGAGCTGATAGTAAAAGTTAAGAACGCAAGTGAGATTGTAAAGATTGAGACCAGGACCGTTATCAAAACGGAGATCAAGCTTGGCGATACAGTGATGGTCAATGGTTATCCAATGATAAGAACAGGAAAGCCATTTCTTAAGAACACCGAATGGTACACAATAGGAGGCATGATTAACCGCCTCGGGTGGTTGCAGATTGATTCGCTCGTGATCCCTGCCAAGTTCACCTATGCAGTTGGTGACACCATGCGCACTGGTTTCTTTAACCGCATCTTTCGCAAGTCCGATCAAGTGATCCGCATGAGAGTTGATAATCCTAATGTGCAGATCACCGGAATGAGCAACATCTACATCAAGGAAGACAAGAAGTGGCATCAGACAACTGCTTTTAAGGTGGGAGTTGGCGTGCTGATTGGTGTGGCCGCAGTTAGTGTTGTGAAATAATTGCGCTGATAATGTGCGAGTTAGTATAATTGCGTGTAAATAATTTTGATTAATATTGTATTATTCAAAATAAGCTGTACATTTGCCTATCAATCATTCAATCATGTATCAGTTAATAGACGAATTAATACCAAAGCTTGACAGCATCAAGGATATATTTTTGATAGGCCTACTGGAGGCAAAGAAATCGGAGTTAGAGGATTTAAAAATTAATATACTTCCTGAGGATGTTATGGCACTAACATCTTGGGCAAGATCTGAGACAAGAAAAGTAATAGATAGAAATCCTAAAATACAAAAGATTAACTCAATGCTTAGTGGAGTTTTTAATTGCGAAATATGTCCTTTAGCTATTATGTGTCCTGCTGGGTACAAATCTTTCATTAGTAATTCAGAAGTTTGCTATAGCTGTAGAGATAAAAAACTTTCATTAGATTGGAAATTACATTATTTAATGGAAGATGAAAATAAATTTATAGATAAAATTATTGCAACTGAAGAAATAGTTGACATAATAAAAATGAAATCAATAATCAGAAACATAAACCGTAAACTCAAAAACCTATGATGCCAGTGAACACAAAATCGATGTTTGCATTGCTTTGCAAAACGATGGAGAAATTAGAAACAGACGAAATTGATGCAGCTAAAGCAGCCGCCATGAGTAAGCTGATTGGACAAGCAAGCAACTTGCTTAATTACGAATTGAAACGTGCAGCACTCATGTGCAACAATCAGTTTAAACAAGAACACAGAATACTTGAATTAAAAACTTTCGATTATTTACCCGAATAAACATTGCATAATCAAAATAAATACTATCTTTGTAATTCAATCATTCAATCATTTACTCATTCAATCTATGAACACATTTTTCAAATCACACGACGGCACGCAGTTTTTTAATTACGATCATCTATCTGGCATCATGTTAACAATCGTTCAAGACGGTTGCCATCAAGGGCTGTTTCAGAGATGCGACAAGACATCACTTGTACTTGTTCGCCAATTCTCCAAGGAGATGACTCAAGGGCTACATGAATCAGTTCGCACTTACCATCCATCAAGCGTAGGCGAGTTCTTTAAGATGTATCAAAAGACACTGCACAATACACAAGTATCATTTAATCAATTAATAACTCAATTCTAATTTAAACATGGGCTTAAAAGCACCCTCAGGGAATAACACCTCCCGTCAGATTGCACCGGAAGGAGCATTCGTGGCAAGATGTTACCAAATCGTTGACCTTGGAACAACGATGCAAACTGGTCAATTTCCAGGCAAAAAACGCAAAGTGCAATTCATCTTTGAACTGCCGACAGAGTTGCACCAATTCGCAGAAGGCGAAGATGAGAAGCCTTTCTATGCTCGCAGCATCTACAATCTAAGCATGAACGAGAAAGCTGTTCTCCGCAGAGACATCGAATCATGGGCAGGCAAAAAGATGAGCAACGAGATCGCTGCCGACTTCGACATCTTTACGCTACTTGGAAAGCCTTGCATGGTTAACCTAACACATGTTACCAAAGGGGATGCAACTTATGCTAACATCATTGGCATGAGTCCAGTGCCAAAAGGTTTGGTTTGCCCTCCTGCATTCAACACGCCGCTTTGCTACAACACCGAGGAGCACAACGATGCTGTCTTTAATCAGCTTCCGGAGTTCATTCAAGATAAAATCAAGATGAGCGATGAGTGGATTGCGAGAGTTTCAAAGCCAATTCCAATGGAGCGAGCGGCGGCATTTGAAGCAGAATCTGAAGACGACGGCTTTCCGTTTTAATAAATAACAAAGGGCGGTAATCAGCCGCCCTTTATTAAAAACAATCAACTAAATAAATACACTATGAACGCAGCTAATATAGAAAACATTTCGGAGTTCTACAAGGCATTGAACTCCAACTACGTGCTTAAAGCGCAAGGAATGATTGAAGGTGCACCAGGCATTATCGAAGACAAGCTATCATACGACATGAGTGCTGAGTCAATCAAAGCGGCAAACGATGCCATTAAGCACATCGAAGTAAATCGCAAGATGGTAACCATTCCACTCGACTCTTATAAGAAAGCAATTATGGATGTGGAACGCGAGCACATCGCTCCGCTGAAGGCTTACATCGAGCAGCGCAAAGCAATGATGATAGACTACTCAAACGAGCTCGAGCGCAAGAAGGTGGAAGCAGATGCAAAGATTGCACAGCAAGCAGCCGATGCCCTTAAGACGGCAGACAGTAGCAATGTGAGCGATATCTTTGCCACCTTCACCGATGCAACTACAACAACCACACTCGAGCTTGACCACACCAAGAACATCCGCATCAACAAAAAAGCGGAGATAGTTGGCGAGGTAGATTGGATGACATTGCTCTGGACACTTATGCAAGCAGAGATGTTTGATGTGCAAGAGTTACTCCGCAAGCTGCCAAAGGCAATGGAGATCACAAACATCACAGAGATAAAAGGAATTGAAATAATCGAAGTTAAAAACCAAGTAATCCGATGAATCCACTAGACAGCATGGGCGCAGAGTTCGCCAACTTTAACCGCTACCTTGACACAATCATTGATCCTCGAGAAGCTGACAACGACAGCCTTGAAGCCAAGGTAAAAGAAGCAATCGTTCAAGCCTATTCAAATGGCTATCATGATGGTCAAGAGGCAATGTATAAAAGGCTGCCAAAGCCATCACCAAACGGAGGCGAGCAAGGAGGTCTCGATTATTATGAAGCGTTGTAATTGGACGATGGAAGAAACCGAGTTGCTGATTGAGTACTATCCGAATCGCTCGACAAAAGAGGTGGCATTCATAACTGGGAAATCAATCTCCCAGTGCTACGCCAAAGCTCACGCACTGCAACTTCATAAGACTCCAGAATACCTGGCAACAGAAGCAAGCGGCAGACTGCAAAAAGGCAACCAAGCAACGCAGTTCTACAAAGGTCATGAGCCATGGAACAAAGGCATGAAAGGGCTTGATATCGGCGGTAAGGAATCGCAATTTTCAAAAGGCCATGTTCCTGCTAACCACCGAGAGGTCGGCTCAGAGCGCATCGATGAAGATGGCTACACCTACATCAAGATTGCAGAGCATACGCGATGGGTGCTTAAACACCGGCACATCTACGAACAGCATCACGGCAAGCTTGAGCCGCATATGATAGTAACTTTTCGAGATAAGAACATCTCAAACTTCGAGATAGAAAACCTTGAAGCAATCACGAAAGTGGAAAACATGCAGCGCAATACAATAACAAAATACCCTAAACCAATTCGCGAAACAATCAAAACACTGAACAAATTATGGCAAGAAATAAAATCGAAGATCTAAGAGATCACTTATTCGAAATCATCGAGATGCTCAAAGAAAACGACATGGAGCTCGACAAAGCAAAAGCAATCGCAGACATCGCTCAGGTGATTGTCAACTCCGCAAAGGTTGAGGTTGACTTCATCAAGGTAGTACACGGAAACGGTAGTGGATTTATTCCATTGGATAAAAGACAGATTGAGGCATGATAAAAATAAAAGTATACGACCTTGAAGAAGATAAAATATATTTTGAAGGGTCAATGCCATCATTACCAAAAAAAGGAGAATGTATTGGATTTTGGTATAAAAATGAATGGACAATTAGACCAGTTGCTCAATTAGTATATGAATTTGATGAAGATAATAACTTCCTTCTTGTCGAAATAACTATTGAATTTTGAGCCGCGACATCTACAACAGCATCGAAGCCATTAACGCATCAAGCATTAAGAGGCATTTCACTGGCAGCATCCAGTACGCTGCCGGTGCTCTCGAGAGAGGTGCGGAATTCCATCGCAATCTGCTTGAGACAGATCCAAAAGATATGCCGCCCAATGCTAAGCTGATCTACGATGCTATCATGAAGCATCCGATTCTCAAGCTCGTATTCGAGAAGTCAGCAAAGGAGATCACCTTCATCAAGGAGATTGAGATTGACGGCCGCAAGTTGGCGGCAAAAGGCAT